CCGATGCTTTTAATCCATTAGGAGTATTATTAAGTGAAACTGCTGGTACAGTTGGTGGAATTGCTTACGATGATTCTCCAGCAACAAACACCTGGTGGTCTACTCCTGTATTATCACAGGCTGATTTCTCTGGTGATACTGGAAACATCGGAGATGATAACCCAGATGCAGGTGCAGGTGCTTACATAGCAAAATCCGACATGGTTGATTCTTCAAAAGATACTTATATCTTGAAGATATTGGCTCGTGGGGTTGCAAATGCTCGTGGATACACTGGCGAGAACCCAGATGTGATCGTATGCCCTCAAGAGATCTATGACCTCATTGAGAACGAACTCGATCCAAGAAAAACAGGTAGTAGAATGTCAGAGCGTATGGGCTCAATGGGTTTTACTGCATTGAATTTCAGAGGAATTGACATTATTGCTGACCAGGATATGGTTTCACAGCAGGATGTTGCAGATGGATCAAATGACCGATATGGTTACGATGGTCGCATCTATTTCTTAAATACGAACTATCTCTATATGTTCTTCAACTCTGGTGCAAAATTCACTGCATCCGATATGATCGAAGATACAAAGAGTAACACATTCGTTCAGAAAGTACACACATATGGAAATATGGTTGTTACCAACCGTAGGGCTCATTGTGTTGTAACAGGGCTGGAATCCTCACCTACTTATGCACCTTACGGTTAATTGGTAGAGTAGCCTTACATCTTACAGCCCCTGGGTTTTCCTGGGGGCTGTATAGCCTGGAGAAATTATGACAACAGTAGAAATGAACACCATATTAGGAGATAGAATGGAAGATTCCGCAGGGGATCTTTTTTCTGATACCATTAAGGAACGATACTTGAATCGTGCCCAGGACAAGGTGATCCAGGCACTAAACCCACATTTACTTACAGACCTCCATGTCTTGAAAACTGGAATATCCATGTCTACCGATAACGATGTGGACACACACTTTAAAAGTTATTTTACACCAACTCTGGCAGGAGACCTGGCATCAGAGCCATTTGGTGGACCACTGGGAATATTAGGAATACGGATCAATGATAGCAATTTTATACGAAAAGTATCCTTTGATATGGTCAAAGATTTTACAACAGGGTATGTATCCTTTAATGGGACCGAACCTGTTTACTTTGTGTTTAAAGGTAGGATATACATTTACAACAATACAGCCAATGTAGATTGTTATTACCTTAAAGAACCTACTACACTGGCATCATCTCCTGCATCAAACTGTGAATTGAACGCCATATTCCACGATGCGATCCTGGAGTTTGCTGAAGCAGAGTTATGGAGACTGTCAAACCAACCAGATCGTATGAACTCGGCACTTGCCAGGGGATACGAGTACATTGGTAGGTACAACCAGAATCCAGCCACAAATGTGATAGGAGAAGGTTTACCATTCGATTATTCCAGTAGTAACTCTCTTATTGATCCAATTTATCCTAATTATCCTGTTGGTTAATGGCTAATTACATTGACATAAAAGATTTTGATGGGGTACTCACCAATGCAGACATTGAGGACCTGCCAGATAATGTAGCACAGGAAGTCAAGAATCTCAAGATCCAGGCAGGGAAGTTAGAGAAAACTTTCGGTGCAGGAACACCATCTGGAGTCCCATATATTGGCTTAACATTTGTTAATAGTTCTTTTACTCCAACCAAGTCCTACACAGTCCATAATATTTTCACCTTTGTATCAGATAAATTTGATGGGGATAAGAATGATGCAGGTGATGGCTATAGGTATCTATTGGTAACTGTAGAAGATACAGACCAGACCGTTAAGCTGTTTTGGTGGGATAGCGGTCTACCAGATGTGACAGACCACTTACAGGTTGAAGATAATGTTATGTGGTTTCAAACAGCATCTCCACATGGAATTACTGCTACAGATTATGTTTTGGTCCAGGATTGTAAAAGCAATGCTTCACCACAAGCTGACATATCTGGTGCTGGTGCATACAAACAGGCAGATCATGTTCCTTCAACCACAACAGTAGGAGTAAACACCACCAATGCTACAGGGTGGGGTGGTAGCTTTTTTGATACAACTACAGAAACTGGAATAACCCAAAGATCGTTTGGTGGGAAATGTCAAACTCATTTAAAGGTAATAGACCAGGTAACACATGGATCTCCAGAAGTAAAACAAGCTGAAGTCCATGACATTGCTGTTGCATCTATGAATGGTAAAGTATTGTGTTTAATGCTGGTTGATGCAAATCAAACATTATTAGTGACTTATGATGGATCAACAATGGCTGATCTATCACAAACTCATTACAATAGTTTTAAGGCAGGTTCACCTTCTAATAATTTTAAAGTATGTAGCATGATCGGCTTCAATAATGCCATTTATGTGCATATGTCCTATGACGATGTAGAAGAATATAATCGTATTGTAAAATACACCTTGTCCAGTGGTGGTGCGGTCCAGGAATCTTTAATTAGTGCCAATGTTAGTGCTGATGACTATACCGATACATCGTTCATGCACATTGTAGGTAGTTCTTTATACATACTTATTGAGAATAATGGGTTATTTAAAATTGACACATCGGATAATATAACCGAGGTTACAATAAATGTATCTCCTGCTCCAGACCTTACAAAAATAGTTGGTCTTACTTCTATAAAGTCTACAAATAACTTAACTCATTCTAATGGATCAGGTTCAAATGTTAGCCATATATATTTAATGGTTGTATTATCAACCTCCACTACTACTAAACTGTATTATAGTGATATTAGTGCTACAGGGATAGGGACAGGGAACTGGTATACAGAGGATAGTTTTACAGGAGTTACTCAAAGTGTTACCAGTTTTGATTTTGGTCAAAATTCATCAAAAAGCAGTAGTGTAGTTCTCCATTACACTAATTCTGGGAACGATTATGTAAAATACAGTACACACGATGACAGCACTGTTATTTTAAGCTGGGCAGATGTATCCTCCAGCACCTTTGGTACTTCAGTTCCTATTAGCTTTGTGGAAAGTACAAAAAACTCTCCAGGAACAGATTATTTGGTGGTTGGCACAGATGATGTATCTTCTCCTGCACAAGATAATGGTGCATTATATTTGGTCAATTCCTC